CATGTAGTGCTTAAGTTTTTATTAGTTATTCTATTAAAAACTTGTTTTAGTTTATACAGCTTGGTACACTCGTGGTTTGGCCTTCCCAGAACTATCAACCGGGGCGTGTTTTCTGATCTCAACATACTTGCATGGATTATAATCTACGTATTTCATCATTTCGTCTGTTAGATCTACGTGGGTAAGCATAATCGTTTTACAACACTGTCGAGTAAGACCTAGAGAGTTCCAAACTTGATCTAATTCTACTCCTGAATTTTTCATTTTTTCAAAAGTAGCACCTTTATTTCCTAATACTTTATTACATGTATAACATCTGACTGGTAACATCCTTACTTTCGTGTATTTGGTACTGTAAAAAATCATTTTCTAACTTGGATGTCTTCTTTCTTGACAGGTGTAAAATGACTCCCAGTCCAATGAATAGTAAACTTAGCTTCGGCTCTTCCCCCAGTGCAATCAAATTCGGCGAGTGGTGTATCGCTACCACGACCTATAACCACTATCTGTATATTGAAAATTTTAGACATTACAGCCATTTCCATACCACCACCCCACGTTGACGCATATCCCATCCCTCGTATATAATTTTGGGAATCAGTGTTCATATCTCCAGCCACCATTTCCAACCAATTTTCTATAGTCCCGGACTCTAATGAATATTTAGGATTATCTTTCATGAAAAGAGCTATTTTAGTTCTTAAAATATGACTATTTCTAAAATATATACCGTGTTGTTTCAACAGTGCAAACATGGAATCAAATAAACAACTCATTTTCTATAACAAGGTAAAACTTAAATAAGAATTAAAAATAAATTTTTATTTCAAAATAAATGGCAGAATACGGAGTTTCATTATCAGATGGTCCCTATGACTATAACGCCAATATTCACGTGGGTTGGAATAGCCACACGGATTCAGGTAACCGAAATATTTATAATAGATTATTTAGTCAAAAAACTGTAAATTACATATCAAAACAAGTTACAGATTACCTTTGGCCTTTGAATAACGAAGCAGTTGTTGTACCAGATCATAGTATTAGACAGATGATAACCAGTGTGTGGAACGTAGAAGGTGGTGGGAACTACTCGGGTATTTACACAGAAGCTACTTTTGATTTTGTTGAAAAAAGAGATTCTTTCAAAAGAATTGTGGATATTGTGATACAATCCATCACTAGCCAAATCAAAGATCAGTATGAAATGACTATGTGTAATAATACCCTTGACATTTGGAATACAGTTTATGGAGATTTCAACAAAGCAGGACTGAGAGCTCATCCAAAAATTAAATTACGAGAGAAACATCCTCAATACATGGCATTTAATATGAATTATTAATTCTAGACTTAATTGTATCAATAATTAAGTCTAAATCAAACCGGGAGTTTTCAAAACCCGACAAATCTCTTTGGTAATTTTTATAATTGTTAAATCTGATAATTTGACCTTTTTTGTAAAATCCTTGAGAGTTATGTTTTTTTCTTTCAAGAGGATATAGTAATATGTTAAACCGGCTGCTACTGATTGAGGTCTCGATCTGTTTAAAATAGAAGATTTGTTGTGAATTTTGTCATAAAGAGACACTACCTCCGATATCTGAACAGGTGAAGCCTCAAACTTTTTCATAATTTCCCTGACAAGATCTTGAGGTGTAATATGTGTAGTTCTGATTAGGGAATTTTTAGGAGCGTTCAATCCTACATGTTTCAACCCTTTTAGTCCAACTTTACGATTCAATTGAAATACTTCAATTAGACTTTCACAGCTTTGGGGCGTTCCTGTTATTTTATAAGCATGAAAAACACATGCAAAAATGATAGCTCTTCTAGAATTTCCTCTATAAATATTTCCTTTGGTGGTTTCTAAAAAAATCTTATTAGCCAAGACAATTATTGCGTCGCTAAAGTTCATTTTTTCCACGTCTTTGTATATTGTTTTTTCATCAGCCTTTCTTATTTGGCATCTATTGGGGTCGAGTTTGTTTCTGTTTACACTGAATTTATCAAAATTCTTATTTCTTTTCATCCGAACTTCTTTTCCACAATCCGTACAAATACATCTGGATTTTTCATTAATTACATTCTCGTGGTCGCAAGTGGTTGATACGGGCTTTTTCCGATTCGTAGCGATTTTTTCTCCTATTTTTTGGGTTTCGGGGTCTTGTAAATCAACCAAGACCTGATCTAACATGGCAAAGTCTGTCATTTTAAATTATTTTTATGTATGTTGTTAAGCTAATTTATTCATTTTCAATAAGTGTATCTATATTGTTGAGATACCTTGTTTCTCCTGACCCCATACCTGTCATACTGGTTTCTTCTGTATGAATCTTCTATACGCTCTTTGAAATCTTTTTCGGGATTAGGATCATCCGGATTTCTTGCCGCGTTCATGGGGGTGTTAAATATTTGAGCATATCTGTTATTACAGCAATAATTCTCTTGAACCTTATCAATAACAGCTCCTGTTATGAGAAGTACTAGAGCTAAACCCCAAAAAATGTAAGACACTACTGGCGACATTTTAGGCCATCCTATGATACATAACAAGGTAATTAAACCGGCTACGCCTGCTCCTGTGTACAATACTATTAAACCTGATTTGATTGTCATCTTTTTATTTGTGAATGAAAATAAAAAACATATTTTTTGAGATTTTACTTACGCCCTAGTCTCCTACCTTTTCCCGGAAATTTAGTTAGTGGGCCGAGATTCTCAGTTTCTTGATTTGTACTGGAAGACGAAGCACTCGTGGCTCTAATAGCTGGTATGCGTCTCACAGGGGGTAGATCAAACTCTAAATTACATTCTGTATCTATCAGACTAACTACTGGACCCGGGGTGGTTTCTACGACATCGAAATAAATGTTTTCACCAAGATAAGGTATACAAAACCAAGTACCCATAGTAGCACATGTATATTTTCTCAACTTTACTTCCAAAATTGCTTTCGGATCACTCATTCTATCCATGATATCTCGACTCTGAGGTTTTAGTTTGATAGAAGTGGCTTTTGGGACTTCTTTGACGAGCTCAACTGTTATAGGTTCCCCTTCCGTGAGAATCAATTGTGACATCATCCAATAAGGTAGATGACAGTTACCCACTAGAGCTGTGAATTCTAAAACACCACAGTGAATCGAACGTTCTTGGGCTTGGTTGGTTAATTTGAAAAATAGTGGAGACCCATCCTCGGAAGGCTTGAGATTCATTATAACGTTTTGTGGTAGTATTATTTTGTCACCTTCTTCATATTCCGCCGAGTTAGCTTTTCCGGTCATTACTAATGACCAAGCAAAGAAATTTTCTTTGAATTCCATTTTATGTTTACAGAAATGGGAAATTTTTCATTTTACCTTGTTGGTGAAATGAAATGAGATTAGAATGATTGGGTTTGAAAACTGATATGGTGGTGTTGGCAAACTTTACCACCACTGCACCAATTATCCACTCGAGGTTGTTCGCAAATACCCGATTCACCAACACCAACTGGTTTGGAAGTTGTTTCGTTAACACATACTCCTTCCATACAACCCTTACCTTTCACCGAAGGTTGACACTTATCACCCAACCCGGGATGCTTGTGATGATGTTTGTGATGATGTTTGTGATGATGTTCACCACGCGGTGGATTGCAACAACCACCCTTTGATCTGGCTACATAGATGTATCGATGTTTGTGTTCTGGTAGATACATTTTTCTCATTTCGGCATAACTACCGAAATTACCGAGATTACCGTAAGTATTTTCACGTCTAGGACCCTCCCCGGGGGTTAATGGGTCACGTGTCCTTTGGACTCCTGTATGACAAGGATTTGGCATAGTAACGTAACAAGACATTTATTAATGTATATTTTTATTTTCGAGTAAATTGTCGAACTATTTTTTACACAAATGACCTTTTTTATTATTGCGATCAACAGTATAATAACCATGATTTCCTGGATCTTTATCTCTGGAATAATGCCGTAAATTCTTAGTATCAATCACGTGTATTCGTTTAATGGTCATGTTTCTAATAATTTCATCTCTACAATTGATTTGATCCCACCAACCTCTCATGTCTGTTCGGTGATTTCTAGCGAACTGACCTTTATCAGAAGCGTCCCACCATCCTTCTTCACCTCTTTCAAAAAATTTACTTGCATTTTTAATAACAACTTCCAAAACAATACCCTTACGGTCATTGCTTCTAGTAGCAGAATTACAAGCATATATTTTAGCCTCGTTGGGATTAAATGTCAAATAAAATCCTGTTCCCAGATATCCACCACCACGCTTCCAATCTACACTCTTTTTAAGCGAACTTTTAGCTACTCCAGCCGATCCATGGAACATAACTACTTCATCTTTATTCCCATCTACGTGGAAATTGGCAATTTGAGATAAACTTGAATTGGTTCCGATACCATGACCACAAGTTTTAAAACAACTCCAATGCTGATCTTCGATAGAAGCTTTTACTTTACCACATGCTGAATTTTTACCACAGGTCCCTCGTCGGACTTTGGCAGTGCTTATATCATATTTTGGTTCAATTTGAGTGTAACCTAACTTGTTCCACTCTTTCCATGATAAATTCTTACTAGCAAAACTGTCTGCTTTTTGATGAACTATTTCAGGTGCTTGTTGAATCATCTTCTGGACATATACTTGCAATTGTTTGTGTTGCTCATCGAGATACGCTTTGAGATCTTTTGTTATTTGTTCAATTAGCTTTCTGTATTCATCTCGACTTTTGAAAACCAACATTTGAACTTGAAACTGTGTCATCAAATCTAAATAATGTAACAAGTAATATATATTACCACCATCACCAGAAGGGAGTAACTCGGAAAGAGCTGACAAATCTGGCGAAGATGCGACAATGGTTGCTACATAATTGTAAATAGCTTGTTGTACTAAATCTGCTTGATCTGGTGTCAATGAATCACCGGGTGCTAAGTTCAATGAGCTCAAAGTATCAACAAATGTTTTATTCGCGTTATTTATATTCGCACTTGTGACTTTACGACTCCTTGCAACGACTGCTTTACGACTCCTTGTAACGGCTGCTTTACGACTTCTACGTTTGCGGGATACTTTCCGTTTGCGACTACGACGTTTACGAGACACTTTGCGTTTCACGCTACGACGCTTACGAGTTGTGGAGCGTTTGTTGCATTTCCCCGTCACTGGATTTCTGCCATATTTACAAGGACGGGGTTTTCGACTCTTTCTAACAACTGCTTTACGACTTTTGCGTTTAGAAGCTCTACATTTTTTAGTCTTTGGATCATATACTAACCCTTGAGCTTTACATTCAGCTCTTAATTCTTTCACCGTCTTTTTCTTACGCTTACGAGACACTTTGCGTTTTACACTCCGACGCTTACGAGACACTTTGCGTTTTACACTCCGACGCTTAGGTGTGGTTTTTTGAGAATTATTGTGACTATAGTAGATTATATCACCCCTCTTAATGCCTAGATCTTTCATAGTTTCATTATCCCGAAATTCTGAACTAGAAAATTGAGAAGACTTTAATTCTACATTATTAATACTACCACTCCACCAACCTATTTGTTTGATCTTATTTACAAACTTTTTCTTGACCGATAAAATAGTTTCAGACGATGTAACATCAATCCCTGTTTTGTTGCCTGCATAATCTTCTACAAAAATTTGATACTTAAATATACGGGATGTCTTACGCTTCACACTACGACGCTTACGGGATGTCTTACGCTTCACACTACGACGAGTTTTCTTACTGACCCGTTTAGGTAATGACTTCTTGGAAACTTGTTTGGATTTAGCTGCTTGTTTGGATTTAGCTGCTTGTT